GTATCTATGTTTGACTTAATGAAATCTACACTTTGCTTGACTAATGCGATACCTGCCATTATTTCCATTATCGGCATGATACTATCCCTCAATTAACTAATAGGTTGTTAATAAAAATCAAGTATGAATAATGTATATCAATCAGTAGTTACTATTTATACGCATTAGTTCGCTAATGGGTTATCTAAAGCCTTTGTTAGTTTAGAGTTAAGTTCTTTTTCCAATTGAGTTAATTCTCTTTTAACATAGCCTTCCATACCATCAATCTTATCATTAAAGCGATTGTTAGCATCGTCGATCATAGTACGAGTTTCTTTTTTAATCCTATCCATTAATGCTTCTGCCTTATCTTCGACTATTGTGATATCATTATCAATTTTATCCATAATCTTTTCAGCTCTTACAAGCTCATCTTTAAGGTCATGTTTAGTATCTCTTAAATAATCGGTAGTATCTTGCAAACCAGTTCTTACATTAGCGAATTCTTGTTTGAAGAGTTTTAACTCTTTTTCTACGAATTCCATATGAGATTCTACAGTTTTCTGATGTTCATTCATTACAGCAATGTTAGTCCTAATGCCTTCAAGATCAGGTGCCTTATATGATGTAATCGTTTCCTTCATATCAGTATAATCTTTATAGAACTCAAAGCCTCCCCAAAGTCCACCACCTAATGTGGTTATTAATGGTATGATTAAGAGTAGTTTACTACCACCTAATTTGATACCGCCATATTCGATTTCTGCCATTTTAGTTACTCCTTAATGATGGGTATTGTGAGTTTTCCATTGCGCTAAATTTAGGATCATTTAGAAACCATCTACTGAATTGATGATCTACAATGCGTCCGCCTTTAAGATTGACCTCTTGCTGTAAGGTTCCGCCATCTATGTTAGTTTTACCATATTTACTAAAGTCTGGTACAAATCCAATGATGGCTATTAATTGATTTTGTAATTGCTTTTGTACTTCAACTGTAGCTGCAACACTCATTTGTTGTGCTAAACTTTCCCCTCTTGCCTGAACGATTTCCTTTATCTTTTTAGCCTTAGCTTTGGTCTTTTGCTTTTTTGTTATCACTTTTTCAGGTGTAGGTGCTTTTACTATTGTAGGTTCTTCTTCTGAACCATCTTCTGTTATTTCTTCTACAACAACCACTTCAATAGCTTCTTCTTCAATTTCTAGTTCAATGCTAACTTCAAGTTGCTCTGATGCAGTATTTACTGGCTCTATAGGTGCTTCAACTATGATAGGCTCTTGTATAGGAGCAACTATAACTGGACTAACAATTGGTTCATATAAACTAACAATTGGTTCAGCGAGTATTGCGTCAATAATAGAATCACCAGTAATACTCGGTTCGGCAATGATTTCTGCAGTAACAATAACTTCAATTACTTCTTCAGCAACAAAACCTGGACAGTGAGGCATAGGATTTGCAATACATTGTTCATTTTGAAATGCTACACCATATCCTGGGCAACCTGGGTCATATGTCGCACTAGCCGCACAGTTTGTATTATATTGTTGTGTTGCAAAGGCTGTTGCATACCCTGGACAACTAGAACTGTGTAAAGGAGTACTTGCACATATGTCTACCGAAAGTATTAAACTTCCTACCATATTTTTAACACGTGGACCATAATTGCCACTCCAATAACCAGCGTCATATCCAGCAATAACTATATCTACACTTGCAATGCCTGATCCAGGCGTTAGTTGTTCTGATCCAACCCAACTTAATACGCTTTCTTCATACCAATTAGGATCCTTTTTAGATGGATCAATGTTGTGTGTATTCATAGCGCTATAGTCAAATGTTTGACTATGTATGCTATTGCCGTTTGAGTCTTTAGCAGAAAGTGTTATCGTTAAAGGATCAATACATTCACCGTTGGTTTTAGCTACACTGCATGCACCATTAATTGTATTGGTATGTCTATTAAACACTTCCCAACTAGCCATATATCCGTCTACGTTGATACCTGCATTCGCTAATGCTGTTGTGATTGCAATTTGTACTGCCCATGAATCTTGAGTATGTTGAAACCATATTTCATCATTACCATTCCAATCTGTTATAATGCTAGTAGCACCAGTACGAGTCATATCGTTAAAGCTACCGGTAGTACTATTAAAGATTTCAGTAGGTGATTGTGTGGAATTTGCACAGCCTGTGCCGGTAATGAAATTGGTAGTGTTATCGGTTGAGCAGTCGCCTGATCCTAATGGTGTAGCATTAGAGTAAGAGGAGAAGCAGAAGACCGAGACTAATACCACCAGCAGCGATAGCGCCTTGTTTCTTTTGAACATCATTTTTTGTCTCCAATACTACAGGTGCTGGTCTCTTTTTAGGATTCTCTTCCCATTTAGTTTGAGCTGCTTTACCTATTTCACCTAAGTAAGGACAAGGTGTACCTGCCATACTCATAGCATCAAATACACGCCTATCTTGGCAAAGTACACTAACAGCAGCAACTTTCATGCCCATATCATATAGTGTCTTTGATAATTTTAATCTTTCACAATTGGGATCTCGTACAGTCTCACCTGAACTTATACCAAGTATTTGTGTTTGAACTGCGCCTGCTACGCCTACTGTACATAAGTCACTATTTGAACTATTTACACTCGGAGCAATGGCACTTGCTGGTGGACTAATAACAATTGTTTTTGTATTAGCATCTGTGTTTACTTTACTATCGCTTGTACTATTCGTATTAACATTACTGGTTGTTTGTGCAACTACCATTGAGCTACAAAATACTACCATCATTAATACTGCAAATATCCATAGAGGCTTATACGACATAAGACTTCCTTTAAAATTACCTACATTGTTATTTATAGTGTCAGCCGCCATTGTCAGGTTTTTGACACTAACCTTTATTTGTCAGTGCTTTACTGTCAGGTTTTTGTTAACTTCACAAAGTGACACAATTATGTAAGGGGTATTACCTCTATTTATACATTTAATTTCATTTATATGCATAAAGTGGTGTACATTATAGAAAAACTATGGTATAATAGATCTATTATAATGGAAAAGGAACAGTGAATGACTATGCATTTAGTACGTGGAATGAGCAGTATAAATAGTAAAGCGAGGAAGCAGAACCGAAAGCCTGGTTGGCAGAAAGCTCAGGCTGAACATGACAAATGGCTCATGGATAGAGGTTGTCACTCGTCTCAAATCAAAATGAAAAAGAAGGAATTTAAGGAATATGTACCGAGCAGGCCAGCGCCATCGGCAGATGCAAAGAACACTTACCCGAGCATCACGACGTCGGACACAATCCCTGGTCATCACGGAACAGCAAAACGTGAACCAATGCAATACACCGGAACTCTTATCGTCGGAATCGGTCAAATGCACAAATCAAATGCTGTACCAATTATGCGGGGAACTAATCAAGCCAAAGATATAGCAAGGATGAGGAGGTAATTATGGATATTATTACAACAAGTCTCGTATGTCTCGCAATGAATATTTATTTCGAAGCCAGGTCTGAGCCTCTTGCAGGACAGATAGGTGTAACCGAAGTAGTCATGAATAGAGTGAATGATAATCGCTACCCAAATACTGTATGCGAAGTGATTAAACAAGGACCTACACGTCCGAGTTGGAAAGATCATACAGTATCGTATCCTGTAAAGAATCGTTGCCAATTTAGTTGGTATTGCGATGGAAAAGCAGATAAGATACGTGATCAAGCCGCTTGGACACAAGCATTAACGGTTGCACAAGCCGTTCTCGATAACCCGAATAAGCATATAGTGAAGGGTGCCACACATTACCATGCTTATTACGTTAAACCAGGATGGGCATCAAGCAAAACTCCGACCGCAATGATCGGAGATCACCTCTTTTATCGATGGGAGAAGAACAAATAGCTACAAAACAGCAACATCTCCTATACTATATGGTAAAAGGATCACTCATTCCTGCATCATTTAGTCAAAAAGACATTTTAACTATCGAAGAAGCGTATACAAAAAGACTTTGGGGTAATAACGAACGTCAAGTCTATACAATCGAAGCCTTCGAAACACTATATGGAGAACTTAATGATTGATTTCATTCTATTCATGCTACTCGCATTTACATTTCCACTTATAATGCTATACTTATGGTCAAAAGATACGCCTCCTGACCACGAAAAGGATATCGAAATCTATAAAGACTATAACTATAAGGGAGATGAACAATGAATATGAAGAACTTTTATGTTGCTATAGGACTATGTGTAGGTCTATATAGTACACCAGCAATTGCACAATCAGATGGTGCATATATCCATTCAATCACAGACCATCAAAAAGACCGAGTATACCGTTCACAGCGATCTGTCGAAGTCTGCGAGAAGAATAACCTTATAAGGGATCACACAGCGAGCACTATTAAAGGGTCCTTAATCGGCGGCTTAGTAGGTAACAATCTACTCAAAGGAGATCACAATGCAGCATTCGGAGCGATCCTAGGAGCCATGATAGGGCACTCAAACTCCGTACAGAACACTCCTAAGGGGTTCGTCTGTACCGATCGTCTAGTACCAGAGGATAGAACAGAGGTCATCTACAGTCACTCTATAATGGATATCACCATAGATGGAGTAAGACAAAGGATCCGGTTTACCAAAAGGAGCCATTAGCAACTGTGACATTTATATCACACCTAAAAATAAAAGTGCAAATAAGTGCATAAAGTCCTTTACAAGCTTCTCATGTTGTGGTATAATAGACTTATAAAATGGAAAAGGAACTAAAATGAAAAACTATATAACTGCTGAAATGACTACCGAACAAAGACTCCGCAGGATCAAGCTTGTTCATCAGGCAATGATGACTAGGAAAGCTATGGATGCTGAGAAGGCTTTAATCGAAGCGAAGGAAGAGAGGGCTCTTCAAAGGCAAATGGCTAAGGAAGGATTTACTTCTGACCAGGAGAACATCAACGCTTATACAGATGGACCTAAGTATCTGGCTGAGCACTATGGTGAACGCCTTGCCGAACAAACTCATTATGAATCAAACGAAGGATGGAACTAAAACATGGCTATAACAAATACAAATAATGGAGCTGCCCCATCAAGAGCAGGTAGCGCTAACAAGTCTCCTAAGTCTACTGGTGATTGGTCTTCTAAGACGAAGGCTACATTTCCTAAGGACTATGGTGTAGCATCATCGAGGTTTGGTTCATTGAAGTGGGTCCCAGGTCCTGCTACTCGTTATGCCGAAGCTCAAAAGAAGAAGAAG